TCGACTTGGCGTTGGCGGCCATCACGGCGATGTCGTCGTTGATGGTGACGGGGTGGCCCAGCAGCATGTCCGGGGCGCCGGCAGTGACGGACGGCTCCCAGATCGGACGGCCGGTCGTCTCCTTGATCTTGGAGACGATGCCCACGGAAGCGTCATTCATCATCCAGCGCGCGCCGTTGCGGTATGCGCGGTTGACGGAGTGCTTCAGCGCGAACAGGTCGTCGTAGATCACCGTCAGCGTCTGGCCGGTCGTGCCGGTGGTGCCGGCGCTGGCGCGGGCGACCACGCCGTAGGGCTTGCTGGAGCCGTCGCCGGTGGTGTAGTGGGTGTTCGTGATGCGGCCCAGGCGGGTGCTCAGGCGGTTGGTCACGAAGCCGATCACGTCCACAGCGCTGTCGGCGATCAGCTGCCAGGGCAGTGCGATCTTCTTGGAGCTGTACATGTACGGATTCACCGCGACCGTGCCAAACGTGATGTCCGCGCCGGTGGCAGCGCCGTTTTCCGCCACGATCTCGCCCACTTCGGCCGTGCCGTCGCTGGTCGGCCAGTTCAGCGGGTGGCCGCTTTCAGTGGTGATGATCTCGGCCACTTCGCGCATGCCGCCGAACGCCTTGAGCGAGTCGATGACCATGGCCGCGACTTCGGACGGCACGGTGTAGCCGCCCTCGGTGTTGGTGCCGGTGGACATCGCGTTGCGGATGGCGATGGCCTGCTCGGCGGTCACGCGGTCGCCATGGCGCAGGTACAGGGCAATAGCCTGCACCGCGTCGATCTCGACCGTCTCGCCGCTGCGCTGCGCACGCTTGCGGGCTTCCTCGGTCGCGTCGTTGAAGAAGGCATCCGCCTCGGCGGCGCGCAGGTCTTCCAGGCGCTTGATGCCGGCGCGGGCCTCGGAGATGTCGGCCATGTAGCCGTCATAAGTGGCCTGCTCTTCAGCGGTCCACTTCTGGTCGCCCTTGTCCTCCAGCATGGCCTTGGCTTGTTTCGCGAGGTGTTCGATCTTCTCGCGCAGTGCTTGGATCGTCATTTCTGACCTTTCAAAAGAAAAGGGCGCCGACCGGGCGCCCAACGGTTGCTGCGCGAGAAGCGCTATGCAATCAGGAGCCGCAGCCGGTTGGCGTTGGCGGTGCTCATGTGGAGGCCGGCGGGTTCCGGCTCGTCCTTGGGTTCGGGGGCGGCCGGCGCCTTGGAGTAGGCGCTCAGGTTCCAGGCTTGCGCCTTGGCCTTCGTGTCGGCCTTGCGGTCGGCCAGGCCGATGTCGATGGCTTCCTGCGCCGTGAACCAAGTCTCGGCATCCATCAGGGCGGCCATGTCTTCCTTCTTCTTGCCGGCCCGCGCGGCGTAGGCATCGGCCAGCGTGCCGTCGATCTTCTCCAGCAGCGCCGCGGTTTCAAGGAAGTCGTTGCGGTCGCCCAGCGCGATAGTCCAGGCGTTGTGAATCATGTACATGGCGCCGTCGGCCATGACCACTTCGTCACAGGCGCAGGCGATGGCCGTCGCCGCGCTTGCGGCCACCCCGTCGATGTGCGCGATCACCTTGCCGTCCAGCTGCTTGATCGCAGTGCAGATGGCCTGCGCGGCAAAAACATCGCCACCTGGCGAGTTGATGCGCAGGTTCACCACGTCCGCATCCAGCGCCTTCAGCTGCGGCACCAGATCCTGCGGGCAGACCCCGCCCCAATACTCGGCTTCCAATTCGGAAGAGACGATGGCGTCGTAGATGTAGACGGTCGCCTCTTTCGAGCCGGCGGCCTGCTGGATGCGCGCGGCAGGCGCCAGCGCCTTGGCTGCACCGCGGTTGTCGCGCAGCAGCTGCAGGAGTTTCGTGTTCATTGGGGGTTGCCTTTCACTTCCGGCCGGAAGATCACGTCGCCACCTTCAATCGGCGGCAGTCCGCGGGTGCGGCGCACTTCGTTGACGGTCATCCAGCCGGGGCCGGAGCCAGGGCCGCCCAGAGCGGCCTTGTTGTATTCGGCCTGTGCTTTGCTGTCGCCTTCCGTCAGGTCGGACAGGTCGAAGCGGACGAACTTCCCGGTATCGCGGGGGAAGAGCTTGCGGTTCAGCTCCTGCTCGATGCGCTTGATGTGCAGGCGCAGGGTGTGGGTCACAAAATTCCGGCCCTGTTCCTCGTAGCCGGCGCCGACAGCGGAAGCACCTGACGTTTCGCCGATCATGTGCGGCGGCACGCCGAAGGCGCGTGCGATGTCAACCACCTGGAACTTGCGCCCCTCGATCAGTTGGGCATCCTCGGCCGACAGGCTGATCTCCTTGGCATCCAGCCCCTCGGTCAGCACCAGTGGCAGGCTGTGGGCGTTGGCAATCCCGGAGTACTTGGCGACAAAGGCTTCGCGCAGCTGCTGCTTCTGCGCCTCGGACATCGTCTTCGCCGACTTCAGGATGATGGACGGGTGCGCACCGCCCCCAAAGAACTTGCCCGAGTATTCGTCCATTGCCAGCGCGTTGCCGACGGCGTTCTTCGCGCCGTAGGACAGCACGCTCATGGAGCACTTGCCGTCGAATCCGTGGCCGTGGAAGTGCAGCACCTCGGAGGCATCCAACCAGGTGCGGATGCCACGGTCGGCCCAATCCACGTAGTAGCGGACCGATCCGTCGCGCTGCAGCCATGGCTGGACGCACGCCCAAGGGATCGGCAGCAGTTCGCTGATCGTGTTGTTAGGCCGGCGGCGAATCCAGGTGAAGCCGTCGCCACGCAGAAGCTGGTACTCGATCCGGGTTTCCCAGTGGCTCGTCGCCGTGAACTGGCCAGACGGCTGCTCATTCAGCTTGTACCAGAGGTCATCGCGCGGCTGCTTGACCTCGGTGTCACCGTCTTGCTTCAGGATGTCCAGCCGCAGCGTCGAGATGCTGCCGGCAATCTTCTGTACGCACGCGCGCACAGCCGCTACCCGCATGGCTGACACCGGCGAAACCACGATACCCGCGGCGCCAGGCGTCACCCCGAAGGCGTCCAACACGGCATCGCTGTACTGGCTCTGCGCGCGCACCTCTCCCCGCCGCCACGGGAGAGCAGCGGCGAATCGAGAGAGAAGGTTCATAGAGTAACGAAGCCTTGCGTGATGGCGCTGGCCGTGGGGTTCAGCGCCATGAGCGTCACCGCATCAAACGTCGCCATCAGCGGGTCGATCTTTGCGGTGCCGGATGCCTGTTTCGTGATGCTGATGGCATTGCTGTTCTGCACGATTCGCGCATTGCTGACGCACCAGGCCATCAGCGGGCGGGCGCCGTGCACCATCTCACCGCCGGCCACCTTGCGCTCTGTCGTCTTGATGGCCCCATTCAAGCGCCATCCCTGCTGAATGGCCACGATCTGCTGCTCATCGAACTCGCGGGCCGCCAGCGCGTCCACGATGTCCGTGATGCCTGCGCCGTCCACGCCCACGCCCTGCTTTTCTGGCAGCAGGCCGGCGTCCCGCACTCGACACACGATGTCCGCAACCGCGTCCACGTCATCGCCAGGGCGGTCCACGATGGTGAGATCGCCCTCTCGCTGAAAGTCCAGCAGCCGCGGGGCAATCTCTTGGCGGCGCTTGAGTGCAATCTGGTGCACCCAGGCATGGGCCCAATGCAGCCAGCGGCGGGTTTCGCGCTCCCGGCCGATCACGGCCAGCCCGAGCATGTCGTCCAGTCCGCCACCATCGATGCCGACCACGGCAACCTCGCAGCGCTCCAGCAGTGCGTCCAGCGTGAGGCCCGGCTCGCCGGCATCTTCCCAGAAGTCCGCGCCTGCCCAGCGGTCGGTGCGCAGGTTCAGGCCGATCTCGACATTCAGGTGCTTGGCCAAGAACTGCTGGAACGTGCCGTCCGTCTTGCTCTGGTTCTTGCGGAGGTTGTCCTCCAGCCACTCGGCGCTGACCGAGCGGCCGATGTTCGGGTTCGTGACGTAGAAGAACGCCGGGTCCAGGTACGCTTTGCGCTTGACCAACTCTTCGGGAAACTCGTAGAGCACGCCCAGCGTCTTCGGGTCGTGAATCCTGCCGTCGCGCACGTCGCGCCAGTACTTCAGCCGCTCGGCGAAGACCCCTGCCGGCGGCTCTTCGCTCTGCGTGGTCAGGTAGATGACCCAGCCCTCGTCGCGCGACACCTGCCCGCCCAGCGCCTCCATGAACATCGCTTCAGCGTTCGCGCGCTTGCCGAATACCCACAGCTCGTCCACAAGCACCTTGCCGGACTTCTTGCCAGACACCGTGTCCACGTCCGCCGCCACCACCTTCAGG